GATATTTCAGTAAACATTCAGTGATACGAGGTAATCGTTGGTCAGATATAAAGGGAATTTATGATAAACTCATATATCGTATATATAAAAAATTTGGTGTAAGAGTAAGTAAACAATATATCCAGGGTATATGCTGGGGTACTAAAAGTACAAAAACTTATATATCTAAGCTAAAATTGAATAGGGTATATATGGATACCATATATGATATTTGCGTAGAGGAAGATGAATCATATCTTACAAACACTGAATACGTATCTCATAATACGCCCTACGGAGTTGGTAATTTTTATCACTCTACTTGGGTAGATGCAATTGCTGGAGGAAACCCATTTAACCCACTTCGATTGTATTGGCAAATGCACCCAGAACGAGATATCAATTGGTACAATGAAATGTCTTCTGCCTTGGGAACCAAAAGAACTGCACAAGAAATTGATGGTGACTTCTTATCATCTGGAAATACAGTCTTCGACCTGTCTGATATCAAGGCAATCGAAGACTGCCTTAGTGATTATCCAGTTCTTAAGAAAAGGTTTAATGGTCAGTATAGGCAATTCTGCGAACCAGAAGATAACAAGGAATACTTTATTGGTGCCGACGTTTCTACTGGTAGAGCAACTGACTACTCTGCTTTTACTTGTATGGATAAAGCTGGAGAAGAACAAGCAGTATTCAAAGGCAGGTTATCAGTAGATAAGTATGCTAGATTACTGGGAGATACCGGTCAATTATTTAATTTTGCAACTATTGCTCCAGAATCAAACGATGTTGGATTGGCAGTAACCTCTAAACTTCAAGATGAAGGATATCCTAAACTGTATTACTACCAAAAGATGCTTAAGAAAAAAGGTAAATCTAGACCTGAGATGGATAAATCTCCTGGATGGTTAACTACTCAAAGGAACCGTTCAGTAATCATTGAAGGTTTAGAACAAGATATACGAGAAGATAATATCACTTGTAAGGACCCATTCTTTGTTCAAGAAGCATATACCTTCATATATGATGGTTTGGGTAGGCCAGTTGCAATGGGTAAACATAGAGCTAACAACTCTACAGTAGATGTAGACCTTGAAGGTGATGTCTATTCTGATGACTCCATATTTGGTAAAGCTATATGTAATCACATAAGGAAAGGAAAAACTAACGTAATTGTACAACCGAAATGAAAAAGCTCAATTTTAATTGGAGTTGGGGTAGAAAGAAAGACCCACCTCCTGAATCAAACAAGGAGCCAAGCAAGCCAAAAGCTGCTGCTATATCTCCTGGTAGAGTATCAGTGGATGAAGATAACTCTTTACTCAGTACTCTGAAAGGGATGACCGTAATGGTAGACCCTTCTTTTCGTGTTGAAGTAATCCCTTTGATTCGTGATTTATATAAGGTAAATCCGGATATGGGCATTGCTTTGCAGGATATGTTTAAGTTGGCAAACACCGGTCATACGGTAACATTCCCTAATAATACGGATGAAGAAGCAGATAAGATGAGGAAACACTTGGCTGAGAAAACTAAGAAATGGTCAAGGTATACTGCTGGAATAGATGGCTTGGTTAACAAGATGATTGTACAATGTCTTGTTGGCGGAGCTATTTCTGTTGAAGGAGTTCCTGATGAAAAGCTGGAAGGTTTGGATACTATTCTATTCCTTAGACCTGAGAACATTGTATTCAAAAGGGAAAACAATGGAGTATACTCTCCTTATCAAAAGAATAAGAATTATTTCATAAAGCACCAGGATTACATTAAGCTTAACCCAGAGACTTATGTATATGCTGCAATGTATAATGATACCGATGAACCATACGGAATACCACCATTCATGGCAGCATTAGATTCATTGAAAGGGCAACATGATATGAGGGTAAACTTTAAACATATCATGGAAGTCTGCGGTATGGTAGGATTCTTGGAAGCTAAGATGGCTAAACCTGACCAATCTGGTAATGAAAGTGTAAGGCAATATGAAGCTAGACTAGAAAGAAACCTAAGAGACCTAAAAAGAAATCTTAGGGATGGTATGAAAGATGGAATCGTAACCGGTTACATTGATGACCATGAGTTTAAGCTTAACTCTACCACTAAGGAATTAGGTAACATCAAGGAACCTTGGAACATGAATCAACAATCAGTTGCCAATGGTTTGGGAGTTAATGGTAATCTTATCGGAGTTAGTTCAACAACTGGTGAAGGAGCAACGGGGATAATGCTCTCTAAATTAATCAGCCAGTTAAAGAATCTACAAATGCTTGTAACTTATGTATTAGATTTTCTTTATTCTCTAGAACTGCGCCTGGCTGGCTTTAATAATAAGGGAATAAAGATTCAATGGGGGACTTCAACTATCTCTGATGAAGTTAAAGTTCAACAAGGCCTTCAATACAAGATACAGAATTTGGATTTGTTGTACAAAGCTGGTATCATTAGCCAAGACCAATATGCTTGGGCAATGGGATATGATTCTCCTGATGAGGATGAACCAAGAGTTTCACTTGAAGACCAGTTTGCTAAAGGTGGTAATTTAGACCCTCAAGAGGGTACTAAGAAGAAACAAAGGCAGGCTGATAAGAACCAATCTGCTCGTAGGTCAAGAGATAAAACTAATCCGTCTCCTTCTCGAGGAGACCAAAATACTAAAGCAAGATGAGTAAATTTACAAAGAAAAACAAAGAGCATCTTGATTCAATGGTGATTGGGCAAGGGCATACCATTATGGCTGGGTATATCCCAGAATCTGTTGGAGCCCAAGCTTTCTCCGAGAATTATTATAAATGGAAGACTCCAACACCGGACTCCATTGCTCAATTTGGATTTTGGGGAGGTGATATAGATTACAATACTTATTATCCTAACCTTGATAAATCTGAACTTACTCCTAAGGACGAAGAATTTATCGAACCGATGTTTAGATTACTTTCAGAAACGATTGTATCTAAGAATTGGAATCCTACTGACTTTAGTCAAAATGGAGTACTAAAGGCATCAATGAAACTGTTACTTGGTCAAACCGTAAACTGCGACCATGAAACAAACATTGGTAATGCAATCGGGGCTGTATCTCAAGTGATGTGGCAAGAATCTTATAAAGATGGACACTTCACTATTCCTGCAGGTATCAATGGTATTCTGAAGATTGATGGTAAGGCAAATCCAAGAATTGCTAGAGGAATCCTTATGGAACCTCCTTCAATCCACAGTAATTCAGTAACTGTACAGTTCAAGTGGGATAAATCTCATCCAGGAATGGAAGAGAGTGAATTCTACCAGAAGCTTGGTACCTATGATTCTAAGGGAGAGATGGTACGTAGAATAGTTACTGAGGTAGTTCGTTATTTGGAAACTTCATTAGTATCCCATGGTGCTGATTCATTTGCTCAAAAGATTGGTTCAGATGGTAAAATTGTTAATCCTACTTTTGCAAAAAGAACCTGGGCTTCTTATGAGGAATATAGGGATGACAAGTCCAAACAGTATTTCTTTACTGACTACAAAACAGATCTCTCAGAGTTTCAAGAAAAGGACGATACTCAGGATTCTTTAATTGATAACCAAGAAAACCAAAATAATAATAAAGAGAATATGAACAAAGAATTGCAAGAATTTCTTGAAAAGCTTTTCGGGGATAACATGTTATCCCTTGCAGAAGGTAAAGAGATGACTCAGGAAGAAGTTATCTCATGTATTCAAAGCTTGGTATCATCCAAAAACAGTCTTCAGACTACGGTTGATAATCTGACTACAGAGAAATCTTCTCTCACTGAACAGATTACTAATCTGAATGCTGAAGTAGCAAACTTGAAGGAAATGGCAACAGTAGGAAGAAATCACATTGCTTCTCTCCGTGAAAATGCCGTAGGTACTTATAAGAAGTTGATGGGTGACAAAGCCGATGAAACTATCATCACTATGTTGAATGCCGAAACTACTGGCATGGTTACTTTGATTTCTCTCCAGAAAGACTATCAGGCTCGTTTGGAAGAGAAGTTCCCAATGGTATGCGCAAGCTGCGGTTCTCACGATGTAAGCCGTGCTTCTTCAGCTCAGGAAATTGATGAAAAATCAGGAACCCAGTCTGAGGATAAAACTAAATTGGCTGAAAGATCTACTTCCGATGTTCTTGATGACATCTACAAGAGTAAGTTCAAATAAAGAAATAATCGATAAATATCACTGTTATGACGAAAATCGTAAACAAAGACCAAGCAATGACTCTCTTTGGGGAAAAGACTCCAAGAGCGGTGATTTACAAAAGTGAATCTCACAAATTGCACCAAGCCTTCAATGTAAAAGAAGGAGAAACAATCGTTCAGGGTATGCCGGTAGCAATTGATGAAACTGGCCTCATATTCCCTTTTAAAGCTGCTGATACTGAAGTATATTTGGGAGTTGCTGTTACTGATAACATCAATCCGGCTTACCGTGCCCAGAATAACTTCCCCGTAGAAGTTACAGTTGCCATGGAAGGTTACATGATTTGTAATTGGGTATCAAATGCTACTCTTACTGCTGGTTATGTAATCCCTTCTGGAGATTTGCTAAATGACCGTTTTGTAAAAGCAAACCAGGGAACCTCAACTCCTTTCATTGCTCTTACTCCGGCAGACGAAGCAAACGAGTTAATCCAAGTACTTATTAAATAAGAAGAAAAGACATTATGGAAAAAGTTGATATTTCAAAACTGAAGAAGGAAGACTTTATCAAAGAACTTCCTCAAATGGTAAGTCAGCTGGATGCTTTCCGTCAGGGAGCCCAGAATAAAAAGCCGGTAGAAGTTACTCTGGGTGAACTTGCTACAGGTAAGTGGGGAATTACAGAAGCTGAATTGTTCGAAAAGGTTGGTATCAATCCGAAAATCGATACAATGGAAAACATCTTCACAATGCCTCAGCAAGATGTTCGTTGGATTGTTCCGGAAATCATTCGTTCTGCAATTACTTTGGGTATGCGCCAAGCTCCGTTCTATCCGGAGATTATCGCATCTGACCAGTCTATCAATGGATTGACTGCTATCATGCCGATGATTAACATGTCCGATGCTGCACCGGCTAAGGTTAATGAGGCAGAAACCATCCCATTGGGAGATGTAAGCTTTGGACAGAAATCAGTTTCTCTGTTTAAAATCGGTAAAGGTTTTAAACTTACTGATGAAGTTCGTAACTACGTTTCTCTCGATGTATTGGCAATCTACCTTCGTGACTTCGGTGTTCAGCTGGGTTATGCAATGGATACATTGGCTATGGACGTTGTTATCAATGGTAATAAACCGGATGGTTCAGAATCTGCTCCGATTATTGGTGTATACGAAACAACCAATGGTATCACATATAAGGACCTTCTCCATATCTGGGTACGTGCTGCTCGTATGGGACGTAACTTCACTACAATGATTGGTGGAGAAGACCAAGCTATCGAAATGTTGAACCTGCCAGAATTTAAAGACCGTCATTCAGGTACTACTGAAGCTACACTCAACATCAAATCACCGGTACCTAAGAATGCCAACTTCTACATCCATCCGGGAACTCCGGACCAAGGCCTTCTGCTGATTGATACAACGGCTGCCTTGATTAAGCTTACTGCTAAGCAGTTGATGTTGGAATCCGAAAGAATCGTTTCCAACCAGACTCAGGCAATCTATGCAAGCTTGACTACTGGCTTCTCTAAGATGTATCAGGATGCTGCACTTATCTTGTCTGCGAATAAGAAGTTCTCTGAAGCTGGATTCCCAGACTTCATGAACATCGACCCGTACTTGATGGTTAACCTGGAGTAAACCCGGTTTTATTTTACACAGTTCTAATTTCGAATGGGATAGGGTTTTGCGAGGACCCTATCCCAATTTTAAAACATCTAAAAACTTAGTAGATTATGAGTGAAAAAATAAAGGTAACTGTAGGAGCTAAAGCTTACAGTTTTCATGACCAGTCAACTGGTATCACAATCGCAAGAGGAGAAGAAAGAGAACTTACTCTCCGTCAATTTGGTTCGAAGAAAATCCAAATGGCTTTGAACTCTGGTCATCTTCGGATGATTGCTGATAAAAACAAAGTAGAGAAATATTCGTCTAACGATTTGGACAAGCTGGAAAAGAAACTGACGGCTCAGTTTGAAAAGGGTATGGAAGTTGCAAAGATTGCAAAAGCCTACACTCTTGAAGAACTCACTCTCATTGCTGCTCGCCACGAAATCGTAGCCGAGAAGAATGATACTCCGGTAACTCTGGTTCAGGCTTTGCTGGAAGAGTTCGAAGAACAATCTAAATAATTCATCATGGAAAATCTAGACTTCGTAGCTACTACGAATGGTCTGGAAGTTTCATTTAGAGTACTAAGCAAAGTCCCAGCCAAGGCCATTTTTGACTGGGACTTTGGTGATGATAAGGGGTCCGCTTACGATGTTAAGCAACCAACTTACACTTATGAAAAGTCCGGATTTTATACAGTAGCCTTGAATATCACAAACTCCGATGGACTTAATCTTTCTGCTACCAAATTAGTAATTGTAAATACAAAGGCTGTTACTACATTAACGGACAGTATATATAACCTCATTAATTATTTAATCCCTTCAGAAATCTCCGATGGCATGACCATGGAAGAGAAGGAGATGTACATAACTAAATGGCAATTATATATCCAACCACTAGTAAATCATTGTATTCCCTTGGATAAATATAATGATGAATTAATGTATGAAGCTCTAGAAAACCAATTAATAAGTTGGCAGCCTGGGATTATCTAAATGTCAAGCTCCTTAATTTATTAACGAGTACCGGAGAATACCTTAGTCAACTAACATCAACCAAAGAACAAGCGGGAGATGGTAGTTCGAAACCAGAACTTACCAGAGGTGATAGGATTAAACAAATCACTACTGGGCCTACTGAAGTACAGTACTATGATATGCTTTCAGATTCAACATCTTCATTATGGAAAACATTCTCACAAGCTTTGCAACCTGGAGGTGTCATAGACGAATTAAAACAAAGACTTTGTATGTTAGCTACGAGATTGGAAATCTACTTACCATTCTGTGCACCAGTTAGTAAGTTAGTAGTTCCTCGAGTAGTTGACAGAAGAAGACCCGGTATATTGGATGGACCTAATCCAAGTGTACCAGTAAAAAGAAATGGTAGAACCTTAATCAAGAAAAGATGACCAAGACTCCTCATAGAATGGTAAAGAATCGTTCTTGGGATAGATACAAGAAGATTATCAATGATTTCTTGGATATAGATGCTGGAAGGCAAACTATAACTTGGGCAAAGAATGTAAATCAACTCCTAAGTCATGGAGAAGATTATATCCCTAAATATTATAATATACCCATCGAGGCTCTCTGTTATTACAATGCCTTTCGAAACTGGCCTATCAATAAAGCCACAATCACTGGAGAACTCGATGATGAGAATCTATCCATACTAGTTACAAAATCCTATATAGAAAACCTGGGATACTTAACTCCAGAAGGTTATTGGGATTTTAACTGGTCTGATGATAGATTCGTGATTAATGGTATTACTTATAAACCTGCAGGAGATACACAAGTTGCCCAGGCCAAAGATGAAGCATTGGTGTTCATGGTCATTCTCAAGAGAGATAGAGATACCAAAATCGAATTTGTAGAATAAAAATGAACGTATATGGCAAAGATGTTACAATTACGATGGACTCGAATTGAAACCCAAAATGGGATTTGGTTCGATAGTAATATGGTAATCCTACATGGTATATGCGGAATACATGTTGAAATGAAAGGGCAAGGGAATGATATTACAGCCATGCAATCCATGACTGGTGATAAATACGTTTCTTGCTTTCAAGATTATTTCGGAGACCTTTGGGATAAGATAATACCTCATCCAGGTATTGGGCAAACTATGAAGTTCAGAGTCAATAGATTACCAGATTATGCAATAATCAGAGGTGATGTTGAGGATGGCGGAGACGTAGACCCAGATAATCCAGAAATACCCATGAATACTTTCTGTGGTTCAGAAGGAGAACCATTCAGAGGTAATAATACTGAACTGTTCTTGGGTAAATAACCTATTAATTAACCCTTAAATATATAAACCTATATGTATGTAAGTAAATATTACACCTGCGAGGAAATTGACCAGCGGCTATTACAAGGTTACTATGATGACTTTGTTACTGCTGGCTTTGCTGGAACTCTTAATGAATTCTGGGCCTTCGTTCTTTCTATCAAAAACAAGGTTGATAAGAAAGAGGGATATGACTTATCGAAAAATGATTTCACCGATGAACTGAAAAATAAGTTGGATGGAATCGAGGAGAAAGCCAATTATATTACAAAAGTTTCTCAGTTAGAAAATGACTCTAAGTTTCAAACTGAAGAACAAGTTAAGAAAATGATTAGTGATTTGGTTGACGGTGCTGGTGATGCTCTGGATACTCTTAAGGAGTTGGCAGAAGCCTTAGGAAATGACCCAAACTTTGCAACTAATATCACAAATAAACTTACCGACCTTCGTAATGATTTGACTACTGAGGTTAACCGAGCAAAAGAAAAAGAAGCCGAACTCGGTTCTCGAATTACTGCGGTAAATGATGCTTTGCTCAAAGCCGTGGATTTACTCAAGGGGAAGATTGATAATATCCGTATTGCTTTGGTAGATAAAATCGACAAGCTGGAGGCTAAGGTTGATAAGAACACTGCAGATATTGCCGACTTGCGTAATGAAACTACTGGTTCATTGGCAGATGCTAAAGCTTATGCTGAGTACCTGGTAGATAAAGAAGCAAAGGCTCGTAAGGCTGGAGATGATAAACTGGTGGAAGATATGCACCAGATGACTACTCTCCATATTCAGGACAAAGCAGAACTTACTCAGAAGATTGCCGAAGAGGCTCAATTAAGAGAAAACCAGGATGCAGGAATTCGTCAAAGCTTAACCGAGGAAATCTCTACTCGTCAATCTGGTGATGCTGCTCTTGAAAGTAAACTTGCAGAAGAGGTTACCAATCGTAAAGCTGCCGATGAAACATTGCAGAATGGTTTGACTAAAGAAGTTGCTGACAGAACTAATGCCGATAACACTCTTCAAACCAATATTGATAAGGAAGCTCAAGCAAGAGAATCCGGAGACCAAGTTCTTAAAGGGCAAATTGATTCAGAGGTGGCAACCCGTACTGCTCAGGATCAAATCCTTGACCAGAAGATTACTGCTCTATCTGAAAGAACTAATGCCGATAAGGGTGAAGTACTTGCTGCAGTAGAAGCTGAAAAGGAAGCTCGTATTGCAGGAGATAATGCCCTTAAAGAAAGTAAGGTAGATAAGAGAGAGGGTTATGCCCTGTCTAAGAATGACCTTACTGATATCTTACTTCAGAAGTTGAATGGCATTGAAGAGCATGCTAATTATATTACTCAAGTATCACAATTGGTAAATGATGCTGAGTATCAAACCGAAGCTGATGTAGAAGCTGCAATTCAGAAAATCATTGGTTCTGCACCAGAAGTACTTGACACTCTGGAAGAGATTGCCAAAGCCTTAGGTGATGACCCTAACTTCGTTACAACTATCACTAAGAAGTTGGCAGCAATTACTGAGAAGGTAAATCAGGAAATCCAGGATAGAACCAATGCTGATACTGCTCTCCAGGGAAATATTGATGCTGAGGTAGCTGAACGTAAAGAAGCTGATGCTGCTCTTAAGACCGAACTTAAAGAGTATGTAGATGCTCAGACTTCTATCGGTGATACTGCCTTGAATGTAGTTAAGGATAACCTGGCTAAGGAAATCCAAGACCGTAAAGATGCCGATGCAACTCTGCAAGCTAATATCAATAAAGAGGCTACTGATAGAAAAGCGGCAGATGCAACACATACTGAGAATATCGCTACTCTTAATCAAAGAGTATCCGATTTGGCTTTATCTATTCAGGATGCTATCAATACGGTTAAGAATGAACTTACTGCTCAAGTAAATGCCAATACTACGGCAATTGCTACTAATGCAGCTAACATTCAGAAGAACTCAGAAGCAATCACGGCTGTAACTAAAACTGTAGGTGATAACTACAAAGAGGTTAAAGATATGATTAATGAGGAAATTGTAGACCGTACTAACGGTGACAGTAACCTCAGTTCTCGTATTGATAATACGAATATTGCCCTGGGAACAGAACAGGCCGAAAGAAAAGCAGCAGACCAAATCCTTCAAGTAAATCTTGATAAAGAAGTTGGAGACCGTAAATCGGCAGATGCTGCATTGGAAACCAAAATAGAGGGTCAGATATCGGGGCTTAACCAAACTATCTCTGGTGAAATTACTAGAGTAGAAGGAAAAGTAACCCAAGAAATTAAAGACCGGGAAGCTGCAAATAAAACTTTGAGCGACCGTATTAATTCATTGGAAACCGGTTCAAATGAAAAGGTAAATGAACTCAAAACAAAGGTAGAAGCTAATACTGCAGCTATCAATGTAGAAAAGGAAAGAGCTATTGCCAAAGAGGATGCAATCCAGGCAAACTTGAATACGGCTATTGCCAATCACAAAGATGAGGTAAATGCCTTAACTAAGAGTATCTCTGATGAGGCTAATGTTCGTATTTCAGGTGATGCAGCACTTCAGGTAAATATTGATAAAGAGGTAACAGACCGTAAAAATGCCGATACCCTTATTAATAATGCCTTAGCTCAGGAAGTTTCGGACCGTACTACTGCTATTCAAGGATTAGAATCTAAGAAGGTAGACAAGGTAGATGGTAAAGTACTTTCTTCAAATGACTTTACAGATCTCCTTTTGGTAAAATTGAACGGTATTCAAGAGAAAGCTAACTACATTACTAAAGTATCTGAGTTATTGAATGATTCAGAATTCCAGACTGCTGAACAAGTAGAAGCTGCAATTCAGAAAATCATTGGCTCAGCTCCAGAGGTTCTTGATACTTTGAAGGAAATTGCAGATGCTTTGGGTAACGACCCAAACTTTGCAACTACAATGACTCAGAAACTTACGGAGTTAACTGCAAAGATTAAAACTGAAACTCAGAATCGGGTATCTGGTGATGCAGCTTTGGATACTAAGCTTACAACTCTGGATACTAAGCTTACCAAGATAGTAGAGGATTTAAGAACCTACGTTACTGAAACTCGTACTGAATTGTTGGCAAGAGCCAATAACCAAGATGCTCTTATCAATCAGAACTCGGCAAATATCCAGAGAAACTTGGAATTAATCCAGGGTATTCAGAATAATATTTCTGGTTCTTACTTGGAAATTAAGACTTTGCTTGAAACTGAGATAGCTGCACGTAAGGCAGAGATTACTCGAGTAGAAGGTTTGATTACTGATACTAATCAGGCTCTTACTACAGAAACCGAAGAACGGAAAGCTGCCGATAAAGTTCTCCAGGATAATCTTGATGCCGAAGAAGCTGCTAGAGGTGCTGCTGATACTGCATTGGGAGTTCGTATAGATACGGAAACTTCGGAAAGAAAGGCAGCTGATACTAACCTTGATAATAAGATTAACAAGGAAATCCAGGATAGAACCAATGCTGATACTGCTCTCCAAACTAAATTAGACAAGGAGATATCAGACCGTACTACAGCAGATACGTCACTTGGTACTCGTATTGATAATGAAGAGGATGCAAGGGAAGCTGCAGATACTACTCTTCAGGAAAATATAGATACTGAGAAAACCGAAAGAAAGGCAGCCGATGGGACTTTGCAGGATAACATAGATGCTACTAATGCTCATACTATCAATACTCACAGATTGGATTCAAATCCAGTATTGAATGGTACAGATATTAAGTTGGATGGGTATGAAAAGGATGCTGGTACTACTCCAGTAGACTTGGATGTAAAGGCAACAGATACTACTTCAGTGGCATTTGGTAAAGTACAGAAACGTATTGAAGTAGATAAGACAGATGCTGACTCTAAATTCAATAAGGTAAAAGTTGCAGTAGGTCTTACCAATGATTTAGGGATGCCTGCACTTACCGATACCAATTATATGAGAGGTTCTGTAAATGTGGTTGATTCTTTAAAGAAATTAGATGCTCAATTGGAACCAATCATTATTCCTACAGCAGCATTTAGTCTGGTTTCCCAGGCAACTTCAGAAGAGATTGCAGCAGTATTTACTAATGAATTATTGCAAGAAATTGCAACAAACACTACACACCGTCCTTATATATTGGGGGATACTGGTAACAATTCATATCAGCAATTCAGATTGAGCTTACAGTTTAGTGGTCCTACTACTGGAGATATCACTCTGAGACTTATGTATGAATCGGCTGGTAATGAGTTTTACAGAGAATTCAAGAGAACTGCTCAAGGTGCTTGGTCTATATCTTTCATAAGAACTGGTAGACTTCTTATTGAAGGAGATGTAGTTAATAACCTAACTACAGGTAATGCTAAGTTACCTTTAAGTGCAAACCAAGGTAAAGTATTGAAGGGTTTGATTGATGCTCTTGGAACAGATGCCTCAGAATTGGAAACAGAACTGAAAGAACTGATTAATACTACTAAGACTACCTTAGAAGGTACTATTGCAACTAAAGTACAAAATTGTAAAGCTGCCGATACTGATTTAGATACCAAGTTAACCACTGCTATCAATAAAGAGGTAACTGATAGAACCAATGCTGATACTGCTCTCGGTACTCGTATTGACCAGGAGGTAACGGCAAGAACTAATGCAGATGCTACTCTGAAAACCGAATTAACTAGAAATATACAGGGAGTTCAGGATGCCTTAGATGAATTCATTGCAACTAAGGCTCAGGCAAATGGATTAGCTTCTTTGGATGAAAATGGAAAAGTACCTGCTAATCAATTACCCTCATATGTAGATGATGTAATCGATGTATATGCTACCTATGATAAATCCCCTACTGGAGAACTTTCTAATATTGCCTTATTTGAGAATCCAGACCATACTAGAACAATAGTTGGGGAAGCAGGAAAGATTTATCAAGATGTAACTGAGGGAGAACCCATCTATCAATTTAGATGGACTGGTACTACCTGGGCACCTATTGTTTCTGGTGGAGTAGTAATCGGTGAAATCACTGGTACTGCTTATGATGGAGCAAAAGGTAAAACCACTACGGATAATCTTAATGCTCTTAAAGCTTTTAATCCTATACGATTAACCAATATTGTTACGGATACTTCTAAAGCTACAATCCGATATGAAAAGTCCGATGGTACAGCTATTCAAGGATTGGATATTCCTGCTGCTAATTCTACTAAAGCCGGTGTTATGGCTGCTGCAGATAAGGTTAAACTTGACACCACATTACCCAATCAAATTGCTGCCGAAACTGCTGCAAGGGAAGCTGCAATTTCTGGTGTTCAAGGAGAATTGGCTAATGATATAGCTCAGGAAGTAATGGATAGAAACGGGGCTATTGCAACTGCTAAAGCTGAATTAACTACGGCTATCAATAAAGAAATATCCGATAGAAAGGCAGCCGATTCAGCTAATTTCAAAGAGCTAGAAGACGGAATGACTGCTGCTGTTGATAATCTAGATGGAAGAATCCAGGCTACTGATGGTAAACTGTATGAAGAAATAGATAACCGAAAAGGTGAAATCAATAGAGTAGAAAAGTTAATCTCGGATGAAACTGCAACTAGAGCTCAAGCAGATACTAATGTAAATGCTAAGGTAGATTCTCATATTGCTAACAAATCTAATCCCCATGGAGTAACCAAAGCTCAGGTAGGTTTAGGTAATGTTAACAATACGTCAGATGCAGATAAACCAGTATCTACTGCTCAGGCAACTGCTATTGCAGATGCTAAGGCTGCAGGTACAAATGCACAAGCTAACTTAAATATCCATACTCAGAATAAATCTAATCCTCACAATGTAACCAGAGACCAGTTGGGAATGGGAACTAATTCTGAGATTGTATTTAAGAAAGTATCTGCTCCTTCTGGGTTATGGAAGGAATCCGATGAAAGACTTAAATCCTTCATCAAACCTTTGGAACATACTCTTGATGAGATTTGCTCTATACCTACCGATTCATTCATAATTCGAGGTAGTCATGATATAGGTACTATTGCTCAGGCAATCGAAAAACATTTCCCAGAATTAGTTTCTGAGAATACGGTTAAATCCGATACTGTACCTAATCCCGAAGTCTTCGAAACAATCGAAAAGGATGGAGAAACTTATGTAGTGGTTAAAGAGGTAGATTATTCTAAGATGTCGGTTCTGGCAATTGAAGGTATCAAACTTCTGAAGGCAAGAATCGAAGAATTGGAAAAGAAACTTTTATTCACAAACTTGGATTAATATGGGGGAGATAGCAACTTGGAGTGCTGTCAAAACTAAAGTAGGCCTTGGTAAGGATTCAAATGAATGCCCTACCAAGGCTGAATTGTTAGCACTCTCTCCTACAGGAACAGGAGAATCTTACATAGGCTTGGAAATTTCCAATGCTAGTTCCTATGGCGATAATGAAACTATACAGCTTAGTGATATACATAAGGTAACTTATAAGTATATTCTGGCATTAACTAATAAGACTCTAAACTTCACTGCTTTGGGTGGAGCTCCAACTCCTGCTGGTTTCGATTTGGTTACCCAAAAACAAAAATACCTGGATGGGGTTGCCCAATCTGGAGTTATTCCGGTATCTTACAACTTATCTGCACATCCTGATTGGATTTATTCTGAGAATGGTTTAAAAGCTACAGAAAATCTTAATACCCAGGAAAGGTATGGGTCTGTAACCTTTACTCAGGCAGAATCAGGAAAATCTATTGACGGTGCTGTTTCTCAGGCAGCAGCTTCTCAGAGATTTGAATATACTTTCAGTAGTAAATATCCAGGAATAAACTTTAATGCTCTTGGAGGTGTTAGTTCTGCTAATAGAATACTGGATATAACTTCTACTCGTCAAGAGTATAGAAATAATCATACTTATGGAAACTCAGTTCAGATACCTTTTACCAATACAGGTTTGCCCAGTTGGTTAATAAATATCAATGAATCCTGGTCGGCACAAGAGAACAAAAGTTTAAGTTCAAGGTCTCATTCAATGACCTATACCCAAAATGAATCCGGTAAGAAATTTACTGTTACCTTTAACCAAGCCGCAGGTACACAAACTTATGGCGATATTACCATAAATCCTACCAGTGGAATTGCCGATATACCAGCTGCAGGTGGAACTTCTGGAGTATTTACATATTCTTATTCTCAACCATGGGGATGGAATGGTAAAACCAATGATGGTGGTACAATTACTTCTGGGGCTACAGTAAATTGGAGTAATGCCATATCAGGTTCTAATCTTGGTACTACACAAAAAGCAAGAACCATGTTGGGTAGTAGAACCCTTACATTATCTCAAAATGGTAAATCTGCTTCGAAATCTGTAGATGTATACCAGGCAGCTAACCAGATAGTAAATGTTACTCAGGGAGCTTGGGTAGTTTCTATATTTGCTAATCCAACTACTCTTACCGAGCAAGGAGGTACATCCGAAATCAATGCAGGGGCTCAGGCACCAAGAACTAACCATTGGTCTTCAGGAGCTACCAGTTCAGCTCCAAATGAATTTGGTACTCCTACTTTAAGTATACCTACTGCAGTAACTGGATTCAGTTTATCTGGTAATATTTTAACAGTAGCCGAGAATCCTACACCTAATCCAAGAAGTGTAGTAGTAAGAGCAACTATGGGTACGGTATATAAGGAAGTTACTGTAACTCAAAGTGCATATGTAGTAACTTGGAATTATTACTTCACCGTTTCACCTTCCGTGTTAACTTTTGCATCTGGTGGCGAAACTAGATATGTTACAGTTTCTTCTTATCGACAAAAAGTTATAAACGGAGTCGAAACAACAACCCGGGAAGATGTTTCATGGACAGTTGTAGGTTCTTCGGGGTTTCATACTTTAAAAGACCAAGTCGCTGCAGACCCAAATCTTAGTAATGGTAGTATAACTGGGACTGCTACTTATACCCAAGAGGGAAGCAATAAAACAGTTACAATTGATTTGGCACAAGCTGCTCCAAAGATTCATACACTTACACTCAAATTATCAGCCTCTGGAACGAGTGTAGTAACCTTATATGTGTTTAAGTCAAATGAGCCATTAGGAGGTCCACCATCGAGATATCCAGCTCCTTTCTTTTCTGGAATGGGTACTCAGGCTAAATTTCAGTGGAATAATAATAAAGGCTTGGAAGTTCTTGACCCTAATACTGGAAGTAGAGTTTTTGCTCATGCTGAAGACTCATTAGTTATAGCTGTTAAAAACCCGAAAGAGGATACTTGGGCTAACTCCATGGTTGTTATCTTGCGAGATAACAACCAAACAATACAAGTTCCTATTTAGAATTAGTACAAATAAAACAATACTGCGGTTTTATATACGTATAGGCCTATATACAAAATTAATTAACTTATGTTTAGCCGTTTAAAACTAAAACGTTATGGAACTAAAATCTGGAGAAGGTCCCGTAGTGGTAGCCGATAGAGACCGTTGTTGTAATGAGGGTTGTAATAGAAACTCAGGCTGGGGCTCTGGTTGGGGTGCAGTTGGTGGAGCATTGCTGCTGCGACATCAAGAACGGCCAACAGGAAATCAAGTGCCTTATCGAAAACACGGCTAAAGACCAGGAAATCGCTCGTCTCAACCGAGTAGTAGATGCTCAGAGAGACCAGAACATTATCCAGTCTGTAGTTGCCGCTCTTAAAACAACAACCCCAACTCCGGCTTAATCAGGGCTGGAAATTTAAAAGAAAGGAGTGCATCTTACGGGGTGTACTCCTTTCTTCGTTTTAACACCTAAAAACTTAGAGAGATGGAAAAAGAAAAACTAACCGAATATCAGATACAGATAGCTTTACCTGCTCCTAATCAAGAGATTGCTCAAGAAGTAGCAAACAAAGCCCAAGCCCTTGTAGACCAGTTCGGATACTATCAATTCTTAAACTTGGTAGACTTTATGCAGAAGAATCCAGGTGCAGTATCATTCGGTTTAAACTTAATAAATAGGAGGTAATTATGGAAGAATTGATTTTTTCGAAACTACAAAAAGGTGATACATTGTATACCTTAGAAAGAGACAGACGTTCAATGTACCCAATCTTTGATAAGGCTACGGTAGTCAAGGTTGGTGAAATTAAACCTATGTCTTCAGGCAATGATGGCAACTTTGTTTCAAGTATAGAAGTAGTAATTCAGGATTCAGTATCCTCATTAACTATTTTCTTACCCGTTCAAACTACGGAAGGTATTCATAATGGTATATACTACACTACCGACCTTAAGAACATTATTAATGAGGTAAATGTTCAAAGAACTAATGCCTTGAATATCCTTAATAACCGGGATAAGTACGAGGCCATCGTATCTGAATGATAATATCTTTAAGACTATTGAAGGTATGATTGCTCCTCAAGCTCCGGCTCAGGCTTATAAACCTGAAGAACTTGAAACATTCAAAAGAGAGATAGATACCCGATTATCAACTCAGGAGAATCTTCTCTTGCAAATTGCCCAAGAGTTAGGATTAAATAACAAAGAAAAGAAAGATGGCAAAAAAGGTTAACATAAATATATCGCTCCCGATAGGAAGTGTTCAGATTTATGTAGACCCAAGAAAACAAATGCAAGCAGAAAAGTTGATTACTAGAACTCCTCAAATTATGCAAAGAGGTTATGATTTGGGTTCAAGGAAGTTCGGTAATCAACTTCTTCGTATTGTTAAGAGGAGCTTAAATACGGGAGTTCCTCCTCCAGGTTCCGGAGTATCTTGGCCACCACATTCAGTAGCTACACTTAAGAAGTATGGTTCTCATACTCTATTAAACCTTACTGGTCAATATGCAAGGTCAGTTACTATAGTGAACCGAAAAGATAGAACCTTTGTTGGTCTACCTCTTGGATTGAAAAAGACAACTTATTTTGGAAAGACTTCTCGTAAAACCCTTAATCAAATTGCCATTATGTTAGAGTATGGTAGTAGAGATGGTAATTTACCACCTCGTGAATTATGGAGACCTGCTTATAAAGCTGCAGGTGGAGCTGATGCTTTACAGAAGTCTATACGTAATGAAGTAAGAAAAGAACTCAGAAAATATACAAAATAATGGCAGATTTTGAAGCAGATAAAACATCTGGTAAAGGTCCTACACTTGTAATGGTACACCCATTAAAGATGAATGATACTGAATCAGATAAGAAGGCTTCATTGATTGTAGATGTCAATGGAGTTACTAAAACAGTTAGCCTTCTTCTGAAGAAAGGTACCCTTAGTTACGAATATCAATTAGAAGTAGATAAGGATATACTTAATATTCCGGGCAAAGGTGGCACTGATACTTTGGTAGTTACATCCCGTCGTAGGGGAATGATTAACGGTACTCCTCAGGGAGATTGGGAAAATGTACATGTTATTGCTGAACTCGTAGAGGGAAATCCTTTTACTGATTATGTTGTTAGATTTACTGACCAAACAGAAAAGAATCTAGAGGTAAAAATAAATTCTAAGAATACGACTGAACAGGATATTACCGGAACTCTAATTATAAAACAGAGTGAAAGTAATGATACTAAAACTATCAAGGTTATTCAGGCAGCAGGTACAGTTTCCTATACTTATAGGTTAGAACCACCAACTGTAAATTTATTAGTACCAAAAGACCAGAATATTAATGAATATGAAACTTCTGTTGGATTTACGATTACTGGGTATAGAAGTAAATTAATAGAAGGTGAAAAAGTCTCTGAAGAAGTTATGGCTTTTAAAATCCCCACTGTTGGTCAATCACAGGATGTTAAGGTACTTAATTCTAATGTAACTGTAACATATTGGATTACTAATTATGGTAATATATCAAATACACCTAAAACTACTTTGTCAGCAACGGTACATGCTAAAAAAACTGCAGGAGCGATGATAAATGGAACTTCTGCTAACTTCGAGTGTGTATTTACTGATGGTGGAAAATATGCGTTTACTCCGATATTAGTGGCTCAATTAGTATAATATTATGGTAAATACAGAAGAAATAGTAGAAAGGACTTTCTATATCTGTCTACTAACGACGGCATTAAAAAGAAAGCTTACACTAAATCCTGATGATTACCTACCATTATCCTTAGAGAATGAGAAAAGATTTAAGGAAGACTCAGAAGCCTTAAAGAAATTCATACCTAT